ATCTATACCACATCCAAAAAACAGATATTATGGCTACTAAAAAACAGATATTAGAATCAGATGAATTACTTCAACAAAAAAAGAAGAGCTTATTATCTTTCAGATGAAGGATTCGACGAATATAAAAAGTTCTTGTCAGATCCCGATCAAAAGAAATTCTGTTTCAAGGGATATTATTATGTAGAGGTGAAGGAGCAGGATGATAAAGAGCTATCAGGATTAATGGGACGAGTAGTATACGAATAAGGTAAGGTAATGTATAAGGGCTGATAACAAAAGAAGGATAGGATGATAATCGCCTATCCTTCTCTTACTTTAATCAAATATCTTGCCGCCAAAAGAGATAAAAGACTCTCTTGATTTAGGTATATTCCTGATATTATATAACGTTTTCTCAAATCCCTTCCTAGTCATATAAACCGTATTCCTGATCCCGGTATCCGTATTGTATCTGTAATGTGCGTAACCCTTCTTCATAACATTCTCTGTTAATATCCATTCTCTTTTATTCTTGTAAAAGAAACCTTGCTCTTGTAAAAACTCTCTTAACGATCTTTCCGCTATATCACATCCATGAGACTCAAGTTCTCTCCTAACATCACGAATCAACATATCATCACCTTTGTCATTGGCCATAATAGCTGTTTCAGCAAATCCTACTTTGGGAGCTTGTTCTTTGATAATATTGTCGGATATTCTCTTAGCCTCCTCTGCCGCTTTCTTAGCTTCAGCTAACGCCTGCTTTTCTTTCTCGGATACCAACAACGCCTCTAATGCTTCTATGTAATTAAGTGGAAGATTCTTTTTTATGGATGCCTCCATTTCGTTAAAAGCATTCATGTACTCCAATTTAAATTTTATAGCTTTGCTACCAGTAAACCCCATGACAAGTATAGTAAATCCATCCCTATTCATTACATATCTTTTGGATTTTCTAAATCCACCATTAGGTTGAGGTATGTCATCATAGCATAAACAAAACATTTTATGTAAATCCATTTTTGGATTACATTCAGTATCAATAACATAACTCTTTTCTAACAAATCATCTATAGATCTTATAACTTTGCTATGATCCTTCTCAAATTTAACAGCTACTCTCAAGCTGTCTGTCAACACATCATTAGATTCATTAATAAAAACAAGATTATCCATAATATAAAAAAATAGGCTCAAAAGGAAATGTCGGATCTCACCTCGACAAATCCTAATGAGCCAAAAATATCTTACACATTGAATGACCTTGAAGTGAGATCCCGTCATTCATTGTTTCATGATGCGAATATAACCATAATATTTATGCTACAAACCGAAATAACAATAATTTATATTTATTTTGTATAATTTAATTTTGGCTATTTGAAGAATCCTAATAAATGCTTACATTTGCATTCATGAATAGAATATATATTCCCATCCGTCCGAGATGGATAGATAGGAATACAAAAATAGCCAATCAAATTGTCTTAAACAATTGACTGGCTATTTTTTTGTCATACTATATCAGCTATCTTCCTCTATCAAAATACCAATTAGCGTCCTCCCCGGACTCATCCTTATTCCTACCACCTAGGAAGAATCCCATCGTCATGCCGTTGGTCATCAGCCAGTAGTCGGATGTCTGTTTAATATCCCTAGCCGTCTTGATATTATACCATTGCTTACCAAACGAGAACTTCATGAGCTGCCTCCATAGCTTGCTCTCGTCCTTATACACGCCGGTCTGGACGGTAGCGAACGGATCCCAGTTCCGAGGATCGGTGAGATCGCCTAACTTCCGGGCCGTAACCAGCGGATCTTGCAGCATATCTATGGCGTTAAGCTCCATGAACGGGGATGTCTGGGAAGCGATCTCATTGATCGTCCTGAACCCGATATAGGTAATGAACTGCCCGAACCAGCTATCCTCATTATCCTCCCTATATCCCATCAAGGCCCTTCCTATAGCCATCATCGTGGCGAATACCGCCATATTGATAATAGATCTCTTGATATTAACCTGCTCATAAGGTGTAAGCTTATCATATTCCTCCTTAAGCACGTCATACACCTCTCCCATACGACCCTCGGACATCGTATTATAGACATTCCCCGCCAATCGCCATAATGTCCTCATATATCCTTCCTCGAACTGGTTGGTCTGGAAATTAAAACCGGCTTTCTTATATGCCCGCTGCACGGCCAATATAAACCATCCACGATGAGGAAGCACCATATTAAGGATCGCGTTCCGGCTAGCCCCCACCCGGTTCTGCTCATTCAAGGCGCCGTCGCAGATCTGCACCATGCTCCTGACCCTACTGGACAAGGTAGGTATGTATCTTTCTATAATATCCTTATTAGCTTCGTTTTTAGCCACGATCTTCCCGTCCTTGACATTTACTAAGTTCCATATGGAATAATCCCTTAAACGCTCCCAATCACGTTTAGCCTCATTAGCGGACATATTCCTGTCTTTCATCATCATCTCCTTGAAATTAGAATATGACCAGAACTGACCCTCATACAGGCGGGTGTCATCCATTACCGAGATAATAACCTGCGGGTCCAACGGGGAGTTAAGAACCTCCATCATCTTAAACGGCAGATCCCGGAATAAGGTTCTCCAGATCTTGTTATACGCCGCCGATCGTACACGGTTGCGGACATTAAACACACCTAGGGCCTCACCGACAACATATAACTTATTGGTACGATTTATGTCCCCGATCTCAGACACGTACGTACTTAACTGTTTCTGGGCTTCCCCATAGGCGTATTTCATGGAATCCTTGCTTATATACTGCCCCACCATACCCTCCAAAAGGAAGTTGGCCTGCCCGGTAAGGGCACCGGTAGCCGCGACGAACGGGGAGAAGCCTAGGTTGGATTTGGATACGAATTTGGTAAACATAAGAGCCAGCTTATTAAGATCGACCTTATAATTGCCTATATTCCATTCAGTCCGCTTATTGTTTATCCTAACGTCATAGATACTGGCGTTAACCCAGTCCTGAAACATCCTATAGGCGTGAGTGGCCTCCGGGTTCTTGCCTCCGTCGTATTGTGTCTCAAGCATCATATTCCTATATCCCATGACATCATCCAAGGCCGCCCTCTTATACTTGTAAGCGGTAGCCTGTAAGGATAACATGGAATAGGAGTAGGCGAAGTCATGGGACACGTCGTTGGCGTTCTCCAACTTACTGAGATAGTATTTGGGGATCATACGATATTTGTTATCGTTCTCGTCAAGCCCTCCTAGGTCTTGTCCTTGACCGTGTATAGGATCATCCACCCTCTCGCCAACAATATCACGTACGGCATTGCCGATAGCCGCCTTCGGGTCAACCCCGGCCTGCACCATCCTCTCCACGCCGCCCTTGGATATTTGTGGTATCTGGTAGATATTCCTGAACCGCTCATCATAGTCCTCCATAGCCTTACGGCTTATGTTAAGCAATTCCTTCCTCATCTCCCACTTATCCTTATTGATCGTAGCCTCCTCCCCTTCGTTGGTAATACCGTATTTCTTGAAGAAAGCCTCGTTCTTGTACTTATCGAACCTAGGCGTATGATACCCGTAACCCAGATCAGGATTATAGTTAGGGTTGCGGAAAGAACTCTCGGCGTCGGCCTCATCAAGCCACTGGTTGTTGATCGTCAGGTCGATCATATTAATATCGAACCCGAAACGGGATACGCTCTCTTCCTTGGATATACCATTTTCTATGGCATCAAAGAACTCGGATACCTTATACGTACCGTTATTTATCTTACTGATGAAATCAGAATACCCTTTGGGAGAGTATTTTCTCATATAAGGATACAGTCGGGTTCTGGCGTACTCGACAAGGATTTCATCAGTCTTACCCATCGCTATGTCGTTAGCTAGCTTATTATTGAAGTCAGGACCGTATTTCCTTCTCAAAAACGATACCTCCACGGTCGTCCATGACGGGTTCTTCCTAGATAGCTTAGCGGCCATCCTATCCACCTGACTCCGGGAGCGGGCAGACATATGTTCCTTGGCGAATTTAATCTCATCCATACCCTTGTCGTATGCCATGGCATCCCTTAAAGCGTTACGGTAAGAATCCGTGACTCCACTCTCCACCGTATCAGGCATATCCATCTCAATATCCTCAGCGGAAGCGGCGGCATTAATGACGCTCTTAGCTTCTGCCAGACGATCATACAACTCGTTTATCTTCCTTAGCGACGCCGACCCGCGCAGCCTGTCGAAATCATATTCCCCGTATCTCGTGCTATCCCGGTACTGGATAAGCAAAGGCCTTAGCTGGTCATTGATCTCGTTTATTGTCGCCATCGCCTCCTCTACCTTCTCTATTCTTGATGATGATACAGATTGCTCCGTGATCTTATCAACAAGATTCTCGTAATAATCACCCTCCTCGGATCCCCACATATCTTTGGAGAAGCCAAGATGACCACCGGCTAGCAGGAACTCGAACGCCGCCTTACCGCCCTCAGACCGCTCTATCCCACGCAGTATCTCCTTAAACTCGGCTGAAGCCTTACGACCCTCGTTGGTATTCCCGAACTCCTCGGCCCACGCCTCGTCCCATGCCTTGATCTCCTCGGACATCATCAACGCCTCGGACCCCGCTTCCTTTGGTGTCCCGTCGGAATACCACTCGCTCTTGGCTATAGCCCTATCACGAAGGATATCCAGATAAGATCTCCAAGCTATAGGGTCAGATTGGAAAGCGTCCCAATCGACCCTCTTGTTCTTAATAAACTTATCCATAGCCACATATCTGCTTCTGCGAATACGGGACATGAAATCGGACGTGGCTTGTGATACCCTACGTCCTAGCCTCTCCTCGACCTTCTTATTGACATTCTCGATCTTATCATAATACGCTTGAACCATGGGCTTCTCACGATTCTCATCCAACCACCTATTTATCGTATCCAGATACCGTTGCTGATCCTCGAACGTCATGTCCGAGATATCAAAATTCTGGATGGTAGGTTTGAATACATGATACACGGCCTTCGTAATAGGCTTATCCCCGTCATATCCTACTATGTCGTCACGGGTCTTCACCTTAAGACCTTTATCGGATAGAAGAAGGTCGATAAGTTGTTTCTCAGTCTTACCAGTGACATTCTTAAGATCATATATATCTATAATAGCCTTAGCCTGCTCTGTCCGGTATAGTAAATCGTATTTGGCGAAATCACGGGACGAGTCAAGGTAATCGGAGTTCTTACCATTTATCTTCTGTATAAGATCCTCATTATCCTTTATCCCCCATCCACGCTCTTTCATCATCTTAGTCATCTTATTGATATTAGCCACACCCTCAACATGAGCGTCATTATAAGCCTTGGCAAGACGTTGCCCTAACATGCCTAAGATAGCGTTCCCGCTATGTTCTAACGTCCCGAAAAACCGAGACATAACATTGATATCCTTATGGATGTTATTTATCAACTTCTTTATCCCATTCCAGAATCTTTCCGGAATATTAAACATCCGGAGCTGTCCATCCAGCCAATCCTCGTTACGATCACTACGGAGGGCGTTTATATCGGACATGGATGTCTCCGCCATCCGTAATATATCATCCATATCCTCTACCATACCAACCTTATCGTTGCTATAATAATCCGCCGCCTGATTGTTGACGAATCCACGCAGATTCCTGATCAATGGCACTATCTCCCCGTATACGTTATCGATAACCTGTATCGTCTCGTAATCCAATCCCTTATCACTCTTACGCAAGCTACTGGCTACGGTGACCAAATACTCCACCTCAGCCTTGGCGGTAGCTATAACGCTTTTAGTGGATAATAGGTTGTTGTTTTTACTAAGCTGACCTCCAACCTGCCTTACCTTCTCGCCTATATCACGAAGGAGGGTGATGCTCTCTCCGATCCTCTGGCTTTGGCTTGACCTCATCCTCTGTAACCTAGTGTATAGCCTCTCCAATGACCTCCCGTTCTTAATCAACTTATTAGCCACGTCAACATCCGATAATGAGTACATGAGATGGTCACTATCCTTTAACAGAAGCACGTCAAATGCGCTTGGATCATCAGCTAACGCCGACTCCTTTATCCTATCAAGAACCTTATTCAAGTCTGATCTTTGAGTAGAGAAGAAATTCCGTATAGCCCGGATTATCCTGCCAAACAAGGAGAGCTGGGCGTCCTCGGACGAGGCCAGATCCTCCACCGCCTGTTCCATGCCCGGTACGAACCGCTGGGCCAGCGTCTTACCTAGGATCTCCCGCTTCACCATCCGGTCTAGCTCCTCTCCTTGGTACTCCTTCCCATATACCTCATAATAACGACCAGCGAATTGGTTCCATAATGAAGTTCCCTCGACAGAATCAAGTATCTCGTCAATCTCCTGCTGATTACGATAAGTATCGATCAAGAAGTGAGCCACCTCCTCATTAAGATCCTCTACCGTAGCCCCCTCAGCCAATGCTATCACGCCATTAGCCATATCGGATAACGCCCTAGCGGAAGGATCTACGCCATTACGCATCTTATACTTATCCATATATTCGGACATACCCATCACACGGATACCTAATGTGGATAAGATGTTGGTTATATCGGTCCTGTTTTGAAGATCTTCCGCCTTCTCGTTCTCAATAACGCCACGGACATTACTCCCATATAAGGCGTTATCCTCCATCATCAACGATAGCGCTAGCTCCATGAACCCATCATACCTGTTATTAAGTTCCTCGAACCGCCCTTGCCTTAACATGCCTTTAATCTCAGACCTGCTTACCGTGACCTTCTCCCCGGATGTCGTGATAAGATCAAGATCGTCGCTCACCTCCGTATCAAAACCTATAGAACCCAATACGTTCATCTCAGAGGACTGACTTCCAAATCTATTCCTGATGCTGGATAAGGCATCCATAGCGTTATAGATCTTAAGACCATCGGAGTTGCCGGCCCCTGTAAGATAATACCTATCTCCTAGCCTTATACGCTCACCGCTTAACATACCTTTCTTGATAAGGTAATTAACAAAGCCTCCACGGGTGCTTATATTAGAATCTGAGCTGATGCCAAGGACCGGGATGAACGAATCACTGTTGTTAAGGGTTATGGAGGACGAGCCAAAGGAGATGTCAGCCGTACCGGACGGGACGTCGCTCTCCTCGACACTGCCGGCCAAGAACCCGGCCTCGACCCGCCCGCCGGACGATCCTTTTATGGCATTGGCGTAAGATTCGTGTATCTTTCCGTCATCCGATCTAAAAAACAGGCGAGGCTCACCGGAATCATATACCAATCTTGAAGATGGGGGCGTATAATCTTCAATATCATTTAACGGCAAGACATTACCAGAAAATATGATCTCCCCATCTATATTTCCGCCCTTCACCCTGATATTAGGTCGTTGACCGGTAAAAGCGCTTTCCACGGCCTTCCATAACATACGGGCTGTCTCCCTAATATCTATATTCTCCCTGATAGCCCTTATATCATCCCATGACGCCTCTTTCAGTATCGTATCGCCAACATTATTCTCGTTTATGGAATCCAGATCCACCTCCTGTACCGTGGACGTATCTACCACAGCCATATCATTGACATCACCTACCTCTCCGGAGGTAAGATAAGCCACGACATTATCGCTATTCCCGAGACTTCTGGCCAACGCCGGGGCATCCATATCGCTTATGGCGGACAAGACCTTGGCTGACATAAGCTGCCCCCACTCGCTAGCGTTAAGTTTGGCACTTATGGATCTGGCGGCATCCTTATTCCTTGACACGGATCTAGCCCAGTCTCCGAACTTAGACCTGAACTTATCGTTATAAATAGTCATATAAGCTTCAGCGGCCTTATTAAGGTCACTTACGGCGGCTATACCCGCTATCTTATCGAACAAGGTAGATACCTCTCCGGAAGGAGTCAAGACACGGATTATCTTACCCTTACTATTTCTTTTAATTACGCAACTTGACATAACTTCATGTTTTTGACAAAGATAAACAAAAAGCCCCCACAAATAAGCGGAGGCTGATATTCTTATATTCCTTATATAATTTACGACTTAATCCGTATTCTTGCTATTGATGAACTTACTAACGCAATCACCAGCAAAGCCGGCTATATACGCCGCATGCTCATCCTCTCCAACCTTAAATCCAAGCGACATATTACAGAACTGGCACACGCTCATGGCTATATGGAACGACTCATGACATATATTTCTCATCATTATATCATCGTCGCTTGAAAAATTCCAAAGTATGGCGAATTTACCATCATCGTCCCTATCCCTTACCAGATTCACGAAAGACGCTTCCTTATCCATATCATCCTTATCACCCCATTCTCCCTTATGATCCGGCTCCATATTCTCGAAACGGTTACATAACGTCTCGTAATCCAATCCTACCGTGATAATCAACTTTAATGGATATACCACGAAATCAAATTTCTTTTCTCTCATAATCCCTTTAATTTTTCTATAACCTCAAAACACATCTTGCACTCAATCCTACGATACAACTGCCTTACGCCATCTACCGTAACCCAATAACGATCACCATCACGGTGCAGGAACTCACTCATAACCTTGGTATCAGCCACATCATGTAAATCGTATGAACTGAAACATAACTTACATATATCGTCAAGATCAAAATAAGTAACCTTATTATACGACATACAACGGATTTGTCCTCCATCAGGAATCTGAACATCGAAAACATCTATCTTCTTCACGTTATTAAAATTATTTATCTTATCAATTAGATTAATATTTATATCACAAAATGTTTACTCTAACCGGGTTAAACGCCAACCCACTATCGATTATCCTACTGACGTAAGAATCACCGAATACTTTTCTTCCAATTCCGATAGCTCCATTGATATCAGCGTTAATAAGCTTTCCGATAGAGCTTTGGAATAATCCACGTTTCTTTCTTTTGCCTAGATAAACATCATGCTTACCTAACTTTTCAAAAGCCAAATGATCTACTTTAGAGGTATAGGATTCCTCATTGGTTTGAAAACCTATTCCAGCTAACTTGCACTTATAGGATATCTTTTCAACAAGTTTTGAGAATGGAATCTCAACGAACTTCTGGTTTATTCTCTTTCCTAGATTTATCCCATTCTTCCATCCTTTGTTTAATCCTATCACAAGACTTCCGATATTGTTATCGATACAATGGTTAACAATATATCTACTGACCTTATGGATATGATCTTCAATCCAAAAATTCCTATAATTATTTAGCCGTCTAAGTCTCTTTGAAATTCCCTTGTCTCCAACGTAAGACATCAATCTAGCTTTCTTTTTATTGTACCACTGATTAAAGGACTTGATAATCTTGCCGTTTACAATGAAAGGCTTGATACCTACATTGCTTACACATGTACATAAATTATTCAATCCCAAATCAATCGAAAGAACATTATCCTTATTCAGGTTTAGATCCTGCTCCTTCTTCTCATAAATAACCTCAACCACATAGCAAGTAGCTTGAGGGATTATCCTAACCTGACATAATTTGCTATCTCCTATTTTTGTTTTTATTGATGGAATTATGTTTTTGATAAAATGGATGTAACCATCCTTTTTTAATCTACAAGAGTTTGTTGTAAATACAACCATGTTCTGAACCATGTTCTCTTTCCTCGCTTGTACTTTGGTAATCTAGGTTTCGAGCTGAACTTAGAAGGATTCTTCTCATATTCCTTCTTTGATCTGATCCAAGAACCTATCACCGAGAAAACTTGAGATATAACCTGCTGAGATACCGCTGCTGGTAAATTTCTAAAATCAAATTGATTCTCCTTGCAGAGTTTAGTAGAGAGCTCATATTCCTTTAGATAGTTACCTTCGAATATCCCTTGCCTGACGTTGAAAAGAACATAATTATACAACAACCCGGATTTGAGGCAGATATCCTCAAATCGGTTGTCTTTTATGATATGTCTCTCAACTAATCTCATTCTTAATATCTTATGCCATAAATATAAACATTCTTTATAAAATAAATAATTTATTCAATCATATTAAAAATAGAGGGATACCGATCCCATCACAGACCTGTATCCCTTTATAATAAATTAGCGATGAAAAGCATGATGATGGACATGCGCCACAAATGTAATTACAAAATTCGTAAAAACAAAATATCAAGGGCAATCACCTATGCATTCGCACGGAGCATCGCTCTTTAAAATCCCGTATACCCGGTTGTCGCTGGTTAACCACCGTTTCCCGTCGCTCGTGATATAAGCTTGCCTACATCCCTCCTGATTCACCGTGAGCGTCTTCTTAACGCCTTTGGGGGTTGTTATCTCCAACTCAAGGGTACGGTCAAGGCCTTTGTTCATTACCGAGCCAAAAGAAACGGCGGCGTTACCGGTCCCGGACCCGGGGCTGACGGTCAAGTGCTGGTTCGTCACCTCGCCTACCCCGTCCTTCCAATTAATATTCAAATCATTATCCATATATATCATTTTTTCGTTCTATTGCAAAGATAACAAAACAAATAAACCCCAACCGGATTTATCCAATTGGGGTTCGATACCATTATCTCCTAACTGTTATCGTCTCATCATCCTCAACACGGTTCTGGAGGCTGCTTGCGCCCAGGTCCAGCTGTCGTTAGATGTTACGTTAACCGTCTGTTGAGTACCATTTACATCCAAGTTAATAATCTCATTGTCAAGCTCGATAGTAGAGTCTCCAGCGGCTTGGGTTACCGTCACGTTGGCTGTCTGACCACCAGCGGCGGTTACTTTCAATGTAGCCGTCAGTTCATCGATCGTGACGTTGGCCGGTACGTCCGAGATCGTGATACTCCAAACGAACTCGCCAGCGGCTCCGGGATCATCGGCGATAACCGCTCCGTTAGCCGTAGTCTTTCCAGCCGCCGTGTAGTTAGCCGGGAGCTGTAACGTAAGCCCATTCTCATCAGCCGGCGTGACCGCAAACGTAAGCTTAGTACTGTTAGACTTACCTGTGATGGTAACATTACCACCTGTCTTTTGTACGGAAGCGTTAGGGCTGTCTGATCTTACCACCTCAGCAGCCGCTGCCTGATTAACTACCAACGCCTTCTTAGCCCCGCCGTTCGTGGTGACTGTAAGGTTGATAGTGCGTTGAAGACGACCGGTGTGTTTCTCACCGGAGAAATTAATCGCCTGATCTCCTGATCCTGATACTGGGTCGACGGTTACGAAACCGAATTTTTGTGATGCCATACTTAAATATATTTATAAATAGCCTTTTATTATGCCAAAAATAACTTATATAATGTTAGCCATAAAATATGGGGGGGGGATAGATCGCACTACGGCTACACCCGCTCCACGTACAGACCTATTAAATCCTGTAGATTATGGCTGAGAGGAGTTCCGCTATCCCTGGTACACTTATACACATCAGCGTTCTGAATGTAATACTTATCCTTGAATATCTCCATTGGAGGGAAATACGGGATAGGATCCCCTATAGTACCGGCATGTTCCTTATCAATAACCTTATACAAGGAAGCCGTATTTAGTCCGGGTTCCCATTCCTCCGACAGCGTATGTTGTTGGATAACCTCATAAAGGATATCCGTATCCTCCTTAACCACCCTAAGACAAAATCCGGTATCCACGGATAGCCCGAACTCCGCCCCTTCTTGTCCCCATATAGGAAATAGGACCTTAACATCCAATTTATCGTTAGAGGATAAGGATAAGTTTTTATTATTAACCACCATTCTAGAAAATTTTACAGCCACCTTCTGAGGATCAGAGGCGTCCTTCTCCTTCGCCTGTTGCTGGATGTACGCCGTGGTAACACTTACCTTATCAGGATAGCCGGACTGAGCACTAATAGCCCTCACCTGCTCTACGGTAGTGGCTAAGCTTACTCCCTTCTGTTTGGCTCCTAACGCCGACATCAGGTCATTATCGTACTTATCCATCATCCCGACCAAGATCTTGCCTTCCGTCATATCGAACTCCAGACCCATGATCGTTATCTTACCAGCTATAGCCCCATCGCCCAAAGCGTTACGCCTATCATATTCAGGGATATAGATATTTTGGTCATCCAAAAAGAACTCATGAAGATTATCATTCTCATAAGACCTGATCTCCTCATATTTAGCCGATTTCTCCTCATTAAGAAGCCTTGAGTCATCCAGCTTAACCTCAATAATTTCCTTAACCGTAGCTTTAGGATTAGCCTCCTTGAACGCCAGTTGCTCCTCCCCAAGCTCTATCCATGGGGCGGGAATACCTTTGGAGTAATCATCATAACTATAGCCCTTGGCGTAATTATCGTCAAGAGGCTCATCTTGAACCAACATCTTGGGATATATCTCCCTATTTATATATGTAAAACTCATAGCTTATTGATCTTATTCTTTAACAGCGATGCTATACTTGCCTGAAGCGTAACACCAGATATTTATCTCGAAAGGCTTGTTAGCTGTAGTGATTATAGAAGTACCACTCATGCTTACATAAGCTCCTGAATTTGGTATGGCTTGAGTAAAGGCCGCAGACGGGACACACCTGATCATCAGCTCCTCTCCTATCTGCATACCTGACGCCACGGATAGGGTGGTAGCCGCTGATAGCGTGGCCGTGATACTTCTCTTGGTGATAGGCAGGTTGGCTAATGTCGTGACCGTATTAACTCCTATAAGCCTGTTCACGGTCTTCTTATCGGCGGCCGCCATCAATCCATTAGTGGATTCGTTGGCCACGGCATATGTCGTGTTAGGAGGGGTAGCCCATGTACCATCTCCACGCATAAAATTAGAGGTGCTACCATTAAGCTGTCTCAATAAGCCGTTGGCGGAAGTGGAGGCCAACCCGTACGTGGTGTTGGTAGGCACGACCCATGTTCCATCGCCACGAAGAAAAGACGTCTGCTTACCAGCGGCAGGAGCCGGGACCAATCCCGCAGCACCAGCCGCTGAAGCCGTAGCTGCCTTCATATTGGCGTAAGTGGTATTAGTGTCTTTATAATAAGGGACACCACTGACAATAGGACAGGCGGTATAGCCAGAAGCGCTGGTTACCGTACTCCCGTTCTTTACCAGACCTGTAGACCCGTTAGCTCCTACAACACCATACGTCGTATTAGTGTCTGTCCAAGGCACATTGACATACATCTTTCCGCTACCGTCCAGTTCTACCGGATAATTCTTGCCATTCTCCGCATATCCAATCATTACCAGCCCAAGGGTCGATGTATTGGCCTTGGCGTATGTGGTATTAGTAGGGACAACCCACGTGCCATCACCACGTAAAAAAGAGGCCTGTTTACCCGCGGCTGGAGCGGGAACTAATCCGGATGTTCCTGCCGCCGATGACGTAGCTCCACCCATGTTATTATATGTAGTGTTTGGAGGTGTCTGCCACGTTCCATCGCCACGAAGATACTTACCTTGCGCTCCAGCGGCAGGAGCAGGGACCAAACCAGCCTTTCCCGCAGCAGAGGAGGTTGCCGCCCCCATATTGGAATATGTGGTGTTGGTGTCCGTCCACGGAACATTCACATACATCTTACCATTTCCGTCAAGAGCTACCGGATAATTCTTCCCATTAGCTGAGTACCCGATCTTAACAAGACCCAGATTATCGCTCGTGGCCTGTGAGTATGTAGTGTTATTGTCAGTCCAAGGGACATTGACGTACATCTTGCCATTAGCCAAGAGCACAGCGTAGTTCTTTCCATTAGAAGCATAGCCGATCTTAACCAATCCTAAGGTGTCGGCCGTGGCTTCATTATACGTGGTGTTATTATCTGTCCATGGAACGTTAACGTAAGCGTTGCCGGACGAATCCAGTTGCACCTTATAGTTCTTCCCGGAAGTCGTATATCCTACCTTAATACCGCCAAGAACGGTAGCGGAGGACGTGGGAGGGGCGAAGGTACTTGGTTTGCCCGTAACCCCGGACCAAGGCACGGAGGAAGCCTGACTGGCCGTGTAAGGCTCATACCCATCCTCACTGTTTAATTTAGACTCGTCTTTTATCAGATACATCTTACCTGTAGACGTGACCTTTACCGTATCACCACTTTGAGCCGTAGCGGTGGTAAGGGCGAATCTAGCCGCATCATTAGCTACCACGACCAATCTCTCCAAAGCCGCCTTAGGTAACCTATCTATGCTGATGGTTCCGGACGCGATCTTAGAGGCATCAAAATTGGCCAATGTCGTGGAGATAGTTACGTTGTCTCCGAAGTCCGATGAGACACTACCGGTAACAGCCCCGGACAGCGCTATGGTTCTAGCTGCCTGTAATTTCGTGGCGGTAGGGGCGTTATCCGTCTTAAGAGCGTATTTGGAAAGATCAATATCATTAGCCTTATCCAAAAGCTGCTCTATCTGCTCGCCATTGTATTTACCTTGAAAATCTGCCATATCATAATTATTTTTGCTCAAATATAACTATATACATAAACACCAAGAAATCGAGGGGGGGGGTAGATGCGGGCAGGTGTTAAAAGCTACCGTCCCCATGCAGGAACCCGGTACGGAATATAATAGCCTTGTCTTTCAGCTTCTGGACAGACCCCCATTCCCATTCACCCTCACAAGGCTTAATGACATACTTATTCCCCCATGTCTTAAATCTCCTCTCTATAACGAACATCTCCGAGTCTTTCAAGACATGGAAGATACTCCCTACAGGGAAGTACTTATCCGTCCTTAATATAACACGATGATGCTTCTCGTCATATTCAGGATCACCCACGATATGTGCTTTATAAAACTGGAAATCGTTTAACGTTTGATCCACAGGCTCTATCCAGTAATACCCCTTACCCATTGCTGTTTGCGATTTAATAATTATATTTGCAAAAAGTAGTAACTCATAAGGTTTTTAGGTAATTTTCAACCAAGGGGAAAGGGTGTCCGGGAGGATATCCTTTTTTCATTCCCGCCCGCCCTACCTATGAACAAAAGATCTACCTCGAACAAATGTAATCATAATAAAGTTACGGGCAAAAAGAAACCCCATCGGTATTCTATCGCCGACGGGGTTCTTCCAACGTTGTATCAAATCATATCATCTCACTCCATTTGATTGTGTCACCGACGAAGCACCGCACCGCCAGATACCTTACGAACGCCGTCCCTTCCGGAGCGTCAGGGTCTTCCAGATAAGCCAAGACAGCCTTGACTATTTTCTGGTCGCAGTCCAATACCTTAGGAAAGTAGTCGCTATAGAACATAGCGAACAGATATTGGATATCTCCCCAAGTGGCGTTATCAGGTTTCTTGGCCCCGCATTTATCGAACATCTGCTTAGCATCCTCCATCGTCCATCTTCTCTTGGATCCGTCGGCGTTAAGCATCTTATCAGCGGCCTCCCTAGCCAACTCCTTGGAAAAGTGATATCCATGGGTGTCTATATACCGCTTATAATCCGGGTCATCAGCGTCCGCTCCTCAGTAGTAACGACTTCTCCTACCTCTACGCATATAAGGTTCCGTACCATCGTACTCGTCACGGATGCCACGTTCACCGAACCATCCCCTGCGATACATCTCATCCTCTCGTTCATGGAGTCTCTCGCGTTTCTCAAGCTCACGCTCATCACGTTCCAGCTCCCTCTCGCGCCTTTCGAGATCACGCTCACGGCGTTCTAGCTCATCCATCCTACCGTCATGCTCCTTGCCATAATGGTCATATATTCCACCACCATAACCCATGTAAGTCCCATCTGAACGTCTGCTACGTCCACGGCCGCCTCTGCGATCATAGATCTCATCATCATATTCCTCTTGGCCGTTGCCTAAATCTATAACTCTCATATTAACCTAATTTTTTAATTAACAACTCTTTTAGCTCATCGAAAGAGGATCCCATCCTATCGACTTTCTCCTCAAGATTCTTAATCTTTCGGTCTTGATCCTTAGTCTGCTTAAAAGCCGGATTGATTTCCTCAAGGATCGAATCACAAGCCTCTAGCGTTCTCCTATGCTTATCGATACTATCGAGAATATCGGAGCTAGTTCTCTTAGCGGCGTTAAGCTGGTTCATGATCGGATCGACCGAGCAGGCCAAAGTTATGTTATTGGACATAGCGACATCCCTACCCTCCGGAACGACGTAGGTCATGGAGGATCCGTTTATCTCCACGGTAAGGTCTATCACCCTATCCTGTAGTTGCTGATATTGCCCCATCTGACCCATCTGGGGTTGCTGGAACCTAGGCTCGGACACGTTAACCACATTCCCCATCCTGAACACCGGAACATCGGACGTATCCAGCGTATATACTTGAAATCCTTTCTTTAAGTCTCTAAACATATCTCGATTTTTAAGCGGGAGGGAATACCCTCCCATTAGACATCCAATCTAACCTATTCCTCACCAACAGTCGTCTCCGACGCCGAGGCGGAAGTTGTAGGCACACAGCAATCCATGAGCCTCAATACACCCCTTACCTTGTTGAAATAAACAAGGCGTTCGGTGTTGTTAACCATAGCCGCTCCGGTCACAGCCACGTTGATCGGATTCACCACAGCCACGCCGGTTACCGGGCAGCATGTGTCATCACCTACCGTGGATACGGTGCTGTTCGCTGGAATAGCTATCTGTACTGGCAATGTCTCGCCTGTTGTCGGAACCACCTGCCGGATTTTCAGCAGCAGAAGGCCCTCGCATGGCAAGGACAGCCATATCCTTGGGTTGATGCCGAAGATGGTGTTGGTAGTAGTCACTACCACGTTCTTCGTGACCAACTCATAAAGAGACCCTATTTTAGAAACACAAGCCATAATAGCCTCCTTCCTTTATAGAGTTAAATAGCGGCGTTTCCGTTGTTGCAGCATCCATTGTTGCACCCACATCCGTAATTACCTCCATAAAATGCTTGACCCCATCCATAAGTCTGGTAAGGAGAGCATGAAGGATAAGCCGGCACAGGGGTAGGTCTCAACTGGTTGATCAAATTCCGAGTCTGTTGCTGAGTCAACGCGGAGGCTTGGTAAGCCGACCTTTCATCACGCAACTGATTGATCGTATTCTGCATCTCACGCATTTCCAATTGACAGAATTTATCATTAATCAAGGTTGTTTGAGCATCAATCTTAGCGCTCAAGATATTGAACTGCGTAGTAGCCTGCTCACGATTGTTTGTCAATCCTTGGTTGATGTTACTCTGAAGAACATTGGTTTGCTCTAACGTCCGTAATTGATTGTCAAAGCCTTGCTGCGTTATCATATTTTGAGTAGCGCACGTGCTTTGGTTGATCAAAGAACTCAAATTGCAGCAGCAGGAGCTAATCTGGTTACCGATCTCACATCCTTGTTGCTGTACGGCGTTAATAACAGCCTGAGAAGTCATACCTACCTGACCAGCTACCTTATCGATAGCGCCTTGCACGTTACAGATAGCGCTTTGCAATTGAGTAGTAGTACAGTTCAAGGCGTTAGCGATCTGCTCGATAGCGCTTCTGTTACCTTGGATAGCCTGCATCAATAGCTCACGGCCATAGTCGTTGTTCAATTGAGCCGGAAGACCGTTAGCGCAACAATCATTTCCATTACCACCAAAACCATTCCCGAAACCACGTCCGCCCCATAACCAGAATAGGACGATGATCCACAACCACCAGCCGTTAGCCCCTCCGAACTGGTCTTGGTTGTTACGACCGTTCATCAACGCAGCGACTAAATTCGGATCCATCTTATTACCACCCAAAAGGCTGGTAAACATACCCGGAATCATAGATAATAAACCATTAGCGGCGCTACCGCTCCCGGAACCCATGCCGTCTAACAGCA